AAAAGTCTTTGCAATCTTCCAAAGAATATTTTCTGGATAATTTGTAGAAAGAATACTTGTTTTTATGTGTGAGAAAAGATTCTTTGGTACTATTGGTCTTGCCGTTATATTTGAAGTAATCGTAACTATCAGATATAAAATGCAATCTTAAAGACTGATACATCATATAGACGGCGTATCCGCCATTTTCACTCATAACGAAAATTCATTAAAAATAACATTGTTTGGCCAGTTATCCACAATATGAAACTGAGGACTGTGATTATATCCATCATCAGTTCTGTTTCCTTTTATTTGTAACCACAAAATAGGTTTGTTGTTCGGTGTAATACATCGAATGACTGTACCTCTAGGCATCGTAATATATTCACATTCTTCATTAATATAACGAATTAATTTTTCTGTGTCAATAATCTTTACATTTTTTGTTTTTTTATTTACCCAAACAATGAAGTTAATTTTTTCAGATTCTTTTAGATTTTCTACTAATAGCCTAGGTAATAAATTCTTATTATTTGAATCATTAAACCATTTTTCAACGACTTCCCATTTTTCAATATTACTACTTTTCAATCTTTGGTGTTTTATTTCGTATTTTGAAAGATTCTTATTTTGTTTCCATAAATCAAAAATAGTTTGATCATTATCTCCTAACCACATTCTCAATTTTTCTATAATTTCTTGTGGTACATTCATTTTGACAGAAAATTTTTTTAATGTAGTTAAATGTATCTGTGTATTTTTTCCAGAGACATTTTTGACAGAAAAAGAAATTGTGTTCTTTCCTTTTGTGCCTAGTATATCTATTTTTGTATTTGGACTACCAACAGAGGTTATTGTATCAAATTCAAATAACCTAACAAGACGATCATGTAAATATGGATTGATTTCCATATTTCTACCATCATAATATTCTTCACTAGGCATTATAAAATTCTGTTATAAAGGTAGTCTGTTTGTTTTCTTTAATTGATTGTTACCTTCTGCCTGCTCTCGTATTTTTGATTTGAGAGCAGGAGAGATTAGTGATGAGGCGACTTCAACTTCAAGTCCTGTTTGTTCACAATGATGAAGTATGGCATCTAAGTAGTCACAACTTATCTCACCTGCCATAGCTTCAATCATTAAACTAAATGTCTTAATTTCTTCTCTTGTGGGCATTATGTTCTAGCATAAAAAATATGATTACCAATTCGCATGACTACACCACTCTTTTTCCATCCAGGATTGATGTAGGCTCCATGAAAATACATTACATTATGTGCTGCTATTTTAGCATGAGCAATAGGTTCTGTCAATGCTTTTTTGGCAATATATTGTGCTTCTTCCCACAGATAGTGATTTTTATTTGTGTGAACTTTTTCACATACCCAACTGAACTGGCACAATATTTTTCCATTAATTCTATCTTTCTGATAGACAACACCACAGATGGTGTTTGGATATTTGTGCGATTTCGTTCTGTTGATAGTAACTTGTGCTACGGCAAGTTTTCCTTCGAATGATTCTCTACCTGCTTCGTAATAGATGTTATTGGCAAGACACTCAACATCTTTAGCCATAACTTGTTTTGTTTCTGTAATTATTTCCTCCGCAACGACTTGGGGTACTGTTTCTGCAATTACAGAAACGGATAATAAGGCAGCAACAATTAATAAACTAATTGTGGTGAATATAGCTGTGGCTTTATCTTTAAGCATTACTTCTCCTTAATAGTTAGAGGTGTGCCGAAGCACACCCGTTCCCGATCAGGTAGACTTTTTGCTAGTAGTCTTTTCTGTTGTGATGTTTGAAACGAACCCATTCAAAGACTGTGCTTTGTTAATGATGTCTGTTTCTGTGGGATATGATGGATAAGGTGGATGATCAGGTATTGGTTGTCCGTTTAGTTTTGCGGACTCTACTTTTACATGCCACTCTTGTTGTAGGCGATCTTTATTAGAATGATATTCTTCTAACAAAAGTTCTTTCGCCATTCTTAAAAGTTCGAGGCGAATCTCGAACGGTGTGAGATTACTCATTTACTTCTCCTTATTGTGTGTTGTGTGTAATAGTGGGTTTTTGTAAAGGTACCCACTGAACCTTTAAAGTGCTGCAACCAGTACTATTATTTAGCTATGGTCTGCTTTATATGCATCTAGTGTTTTCTTGAACTTTCCTGCATGTGAGCGTTCTGCTTTTGCAAGTGTTTCAAACCAGTCTGCAATTTCATCAAAGCCTTCTTCACGGGCTGTTTTAGCCATACCAGGATACATATCGGTGTATTCGTGAGTTTCACCTTCGATGGCAGATTCAAGAGCTTCTGCAACATTATTCACCTGCATTCCTGTTGCAGGATCGCCAGCGGAACCATCTAACAGATATTCCATGTGTCCGTGTGCATGTCCAGTTTCACCTTCTGCTGTATGACGGAATACCGCAGCAACTTCTGGTGAGCCTTCAATGTCGGCCATGTTTGCAAAGTAAAGATAACGGCGATTTGCTTGTGATTCTCCCGCAAATGCTTCTTTCAAATTCATTTCAGTTTTAGTTCCTTTGACTTTCATTATATCTCCTAATTATTAACGATTTGCAATGTAAAGAGTGATTTCAAATCCAAAACGCATATCGTTTGCTGAAGGTGTAGTCCAATTCATAGTAGTCTCCTAAAGGTTTAATCGCAACAAGTGTTACGACTGAAATTATATATTAACTTAATTGGATTTGTCAAGTAGAGAAAATCATGATAATAGTCTACTGATAAAATTACTGCCAGTTGATTGGGTAATAAGGACAACTGGCGAACACCTCAGTTTAACCTCAAGCGGCTAAACGGTATGAATTATCGTTTGCGGATAATTTAATTTACTTTTTACGACTCTCTGTGTCGTGTTGCCGTCTCTGTTAGCTCACCCTGTCGAAACCTTGACTGGCCCATCATAAGTTGATTTCGTTCTGCAATACGGTTCTTTTCACAAGAGGTCGCACGATCTGCAAATCAACTTATGGTGGACCAGGAGGGAATCGAACCCTCGTCCAGAATGCCTTCACTTTGAAGGATATACAACAATTTTAATTAATTGAATGGCCAATTATTTATGATGATGACTATCGTAAACATCAACCAAGCAACTCTCAGTACATTATCAAAGGTTCTTTCGAATTTATCCAGTAATGTTTTTTTATCCGTATCTGACATTGATGCTCCTATCTATTAAACCAAAGACAGCAGCATTACCAAACAATACGACAACAAAGAGCAGAATGCCCATGTTTATCTCCTTAGATTGTAACACATTAATTTGTAAATGTCAAGTTTTGTTTTGGTGATAATACTTGATAACATCAACCAAACCATCCAAATGATCAGATGTTTTCTCTTGAAAAATGATAGGGGAAGAATCTTTGACCGCAATGATAATCACAAGATTATCTATGGGAGTACCAATCAGTTCTTCGTACATAAGAGAGTATGCCGTAGTCTGCCAAAAATAATCTAGTACATCATCTCTTTTCTTTGGTCTTGCAGAGGTTTTAAAATCAATTACAGAAAGTTTACCATCATACTCTGCAATACAGTCTACTCTACCAGCCATACCTACTGCTTTAGACCACAATGCCTGCTCTTGATAATGAATGTTGTTTATCTTGTTCAGATAGGGTTTTAACGGGAGAAAAAACTCAACAGCATCAGGCATTACACCTTTCATGTAATCCTGTTTATTATTTAGATAGTTCTCACAGATAGTATGTACATTCGTGCCACGGGATGTAGCTTGTTTGGAAATACGATTGGCTTCTTCTTCACCAACTCTGGCTCTCCACTCCATAATAGCTTTTTTCTTTTTGGCACCAACAACAGTAGTTACAGATGGCAGCTTAGTACCATCTGGTAACTTGTAGTATCTTTTACCGTCAGGAAAAGTTTCTGATTGAAGGTCTTGTAATTCTTTAGGTGGGCAATAGTTAAACATTATTTAAATCCAGGACCACCAACCCACAACACTAACGAACGGCGAATGCCTCTAGTGACTGGTGTAACTCTATGTAATGTCCATGAAGGAAAGAACCATGCACGACCTCTTTTCTGTTCTACATTTCTAATATCATCAGAACCATATTTGACTTGTAATTCTCCGCCTTCAAACTCTGAAGTGTCACTAAGCATAAGGCACATTGATAGTTTCCTAAACGGTGTATTGCTACCCGCTAAACTTGTATCTGTATGCCAATCATAATGACCTTGGTCGTGTTGTGTATATGAACCAAGTTGTGCTAGTTCATAACAGCCAGTCAAATCAAACTGAAAGAATTGTCTGTTAGCAGACCAAACTGCATTGGTAATTTTTTCCCAAATATGTTGATTGTTTTTATCAACACCCATCCAACCAATGTTTGTTCTTCGTTTTTCTTGATTGACTTGACCTTCTCCGCCATATCCCACTTGTGCAGCCTTTTGATCATGCCATTCGGGACGAGAGAGGATATAATTGATATCATCATCAGAGAGAAAATCTTCCCAATAACAAACATCATCTTTTCCTGGTGCATTGAAAGGTGCAATAGGATATACCAAATTATGTAACATAATTATCTCACTTTCTATACATATCAATCATACGATTTCTTACAAATGGATGTTGTCCATTCCATCTTCTGTCTCCAGCAAACTCTGGATATGGTCCATTTGCACGAACAAAGTGACAGAACACTTGTCCAGAATAATAATTTTCTGGACCATCACATGGTTTTCTCCAGTGTAATAGATCACATCCTTTATACACAACACCATCACCTTCTGCTAAATCATAACGATGACCTGCCATGTATATAGGCCATGAATAATGATGGGAACGACCTAGCTGTATTGTAACAGATATCTCACATGAAGGTCTATCAGAATGTATCTTTAACTCATCATCATTACCATACAAACGAGCATACGAATAGGTAGGAATGAGTTCTTCTTCTAGTGCATCTTCAAGTCTTGGCCATACCATTTCTAGGATGGTTTCAGTTGCCATCTCTCCATGACCTGCTGCTTTTGAGTTGGGTATTTGATCATCACCACCTACTCCCATTGCACCTTTGACGGCAAGTAGGTGGGTTAGAAATTTAGATACTTCAAGTGGTACTAGATTTTGAAAATGTAGTACACCTTTGCTATTAAAATAATCTTTAGCACTCATTCATCACCTCTTTTAATATAATCAAAAATAATTTTTGCCCATTTATCTGAATTCTTTTCGTGAATTCTAAAATCATATTTTGTTGGAATTTCAAAAATAGAATTGGTATCTTGAAATCTACTTTCTTCTATTGTGTCCATCCATATTGTTAAGTCTGCATTGTATATAGTTCTGATTTCTTCCGTGGGCGCAACGAAATCACAGACAACATCACCATATGAAGAAGTGGATAGTTCATACATTCTTCTTGCTTGCCTTAATCTACCTTCGGCGGAGAAATCCCAATCATTGTATAACTTTCTAACTTCATCCGCATTATACCAGATAGAATTTAGCAGTTCAACTAATTTTTTAGCCAATGTTGTTTTACCAGACCCTGGCAATCCCATCACAAGTATTCTCATACCACCTTTAAATCGGTTATAACATAAGCATCATCAATTTCCATATATCTCTGACCTTTCATTTGTTTCGTATCAAACAAAGAAATATAACAATTATTTTTATATATCACTCTTTCTGCTTTATGATTATTTGAACATCCTATCAACAATTTGTTTTGATATATGTCAAGTCCTCTCAAAAAGGTTTTATCTGGATTCACATACTCCATGCAAATTGCTTGATTAGTATTTAAGTCTATGTTAACAAGTTCACCCGTACCAGACGATAGTGAGTATAGATGATTATTCAATATTACCACATTATGAGAATTATATCCAGCTTCAGCTATTATCTCTGCTTTTAGTGTATCTTTATGAAAGAATCCATATTGTGACTTTTTTTCTCCATGATTATGTAAACAAAAATAAATTTTATCTTCATGTTCATATAATGAATTCACATGAGCCGTATCATGTGAATATACACTTGTTGGTGTGGGAGCAGTATCTTTGACCTCAAATGTGGTTACATTCAAAAATAAATTTTTTCTGGTAGCTAAATTATAAACTCCTATCGTATCGTTTGATGTATTTGTGACATATAGGTACTGTCTACTCTTTAATATTTGATGTGTGTTTAAAAATGCAGGTACATCTAGAAGCCCACACATTTCATAATTAAGATAGTTAAAATATCCAATTTTATTATTTGATGCAATGGTTATAAATCTATCGTCACTTGTAATACCAAAAGGACGAAATGTTGATCTTCCTTGGCCTTCTAATTCTAAGCAATCGAGAGAAAGTTCTTTTCGTTGCTTATGAATTAAATTTTTTTTCTGTAAGTCGTATACTAAAAAAGTGTAAATGTCCTCACGATAAGTATGGTCATCGGGAGTAATAATCAGTCGCTTCATGCTGTAATTCTATGCACCCGTGATATTGGAGTATTATTTACCAAAAGTTTGTTTACAAAAAACACCAATGTTAACCGTGAATCTTCACCTTCTCCAAAAAAATCTTGTGCTGCATGATGTAGATGTGAATCGAAAGAAACCAATCGATTATAAACATTAGATACACGAATTGTTTCTTCATATTGTGCATTATGTTCTTCTTTGTATTTTTTAGCATCCTCAATTGTCATATTATTCTTATAACTATCTTCTTTATGTTTTACACTACGATGTACATGATGAATCAAATTGGTTTTTTCTCTATAGATGGATGTACCGCCATTCAGATTTGAATTGGGAGAAAGATAAACAATACCAGTTATTTGAGATGTTTCTTCATCAGAATGAATCCAGCCAGAATCATAACCACCATGTACGATTTGAAAATACATTGAAACTTTCCATTGAATTTCATGTTCGGATTTAAAATCATAAAACTGTGAAAAAAACTTACGGCATGTTGATTGGAAGAATGGATCATCTAATTCATAGATTTGTTTTGATCGAAGTCCTGGCCAACGACCATCAGGATCAGGAAAATATTCTTGTTGCAGAGCCCATTTTCGAATCTTATCCGGATCATCAAAAAAATTGTCCAGAACTGTCACAGGAATTAAGTGCATATGTTGCATAATTATTTGGGTATTAAGTTGACATCAAAAGAAATTGATATTCTATCATCATCTGTCTGATTAGGCAAGACATAGTGTTGAAGCCAAGAAGGAAAAATGATAAGTTTACCGGGTTCTGGTTTATAATAAACTTTTGCCATTGAATGCTCTAAAGTTTGGCATTTAAAAGGAGACACAGGTAAATGATTTACCCAACTTTCATAATGATAGGGGAATACTTGTGAGGGGTGAACGAGGATCAAATCACCACAATTTTCTGGTGCAGTAACATAATACACACCAGAAAATGTGTATCCACGATGCGTATGTGGATGATTAAAATGTCCTTTGTTGTTTATTGTAAACCATGCAGTTTCAATTTTTGGTTTCAGATCATCACGAAAATTAAAAATTTCATGTAGTTTAAGAAGTCTTATGTAAGCCTCCTTAAACAAATTATTTAATACCGGAACATGCCCTGTCATAACATTACTATGCCAACCACCATAGTTAGAATAGCTTCTACTTTCTCCTTGCCTTTCACGAACATCATAACAAAATTGTTTGATGGCTTCATTATCAATTTCAAGCATATCAACAGCAACGGTTGACACAAAAATATTTTCAATAAGCATAATTAATAAAAATCAAAGATTAAGCGGTATTTGCACTATTAAAAGTTATACCATATTCTTTTAGTTTTTCTTCCAAAAGTTTCTTGATTAATTCTTCATTTGTTAGTGACTCTCTCTGTGGAGGTTCTGGATTAACTAATATTTTTAGAAGATGTTCTTCTGGTATATATTTTACTGTTTGATCAGCTTCATCATAGTAAAAAAATTGTGGATCAGCATCTTCAAAACCATAAGATGTATCAATAAAGAATAAAGGTTCAGCGACATCAATTTCTTCATTGTAAAAATAACAGACTCTTAATCCTAAGATATTATTATCTTTGTCATAAATTTTTTCGTCTGGGTTAATTAAAGCTAACATTTTACTCCTCTTATTAGTATTCTACGATAACTATACCACTATGACCACCAGCACCACCAGCACCCGCTTGAGACCCCTCGCCGCCGCCGACACCGCCGGCACCACCAGAGCCGCCACCAAATCTATTAAACGGTCCAGTTCCTGGAGTTCCGGCTTGAGCTGGCGCACCTCCGGTGCCCGTACCCATTGTTCCGGCAGCTCCTGCGGTACCAACTATGCCTGCCGCTCCTCCTCCACCACCGCCTCCAGCTCCCCTCTGTATGGAGGGAGGAGAGTTTCCTCCAGCTCCACCATTACCTCCGTTTGCTCCGCTTCCGGCTTGCCCGGCGCCACCAGCACCGGTGCCATCGCTGCCACCTCCACCACCGCCTCCACCTCCAGGACCCACTGTGATCGGAACAGCAGTAACAGGGAAAGGAGCAGATATGATTTTTTCACCATAACCACCCAAGCCAGCAAATGGATTAAGACTGCCCAAGCCGTTGCTTCCATATTTTCCAAGTATTTTACCATCAAGAATCAAGTCAGCACCAGGAGCAGTTCCAGATGCAGGTACACTTCCTCCTGTTGCTGTTTGATATGGTCCGAATGATGATGGTCCTCCAGTAGCACCAGCACCACCAGCCCGTGACTGCGCCGAAGGGGTGCCCGGAACTCCGGCACCACCACCAACCACAGTAACCTTCACTTTTGTTGTGCTTGGTGGAATATTAAATGTTCCTGGTGAAGTAAATACTGACAGGTTAGTAAATCCACCAGAAGGAATAACGCCAGGCGCAATCTGTGGTCCTGTAATGGTTCCAGTAATATTAGCAGCAGCAACAGCACCAGTAAACCCAAATCGCTGTGTGCTTCCGTCGTTGAAAATTAGAGTTGTTCCATTTGAAGAAACTGCCATTTTGTGTCCTTTATAGTCCTAATTTTTCCTTTTGAGTGAGATATTCCCTGACAAATCCGCTTCGGACAATATCTTCCAACCCAAATTTAATATGGTGTACATCTTTGATGTTATTTAGTATAGTTACAGCATCAGTCAAACCA